TTATAGGACTAACTGTTTCATCTGGTAACTGGGCTGCAGGTTCTACTTTTACTCTTTACGGAATTGGTTCAGGAGCTAAAGCTTCGGGGGGGACTATTACATCTGACGGCAAGTACTACTATCATACTTTCTTATCATCTGGAACTTTTGCGGCCACAGAACAAATTAAAAACGTTGAGTCACTAATCATCGCTGGTGGTGGGGCTGGTTCTGGAACCCTTTCAGGCGGAGGCGGTGCGGGCGGTTTACGCTATATGTCCCCCCAGGTATGCACGGCTGGAAACACGTACCCTGTTCTTGTTGGTGCTGGAGGAACTGTTAGCGGCGTTGACGTGACAGGAACTTCTGGAAGTACATCTAACTTCTTTGGTATCGCTACCACTGGAGGTGGTTACGGCTATGGTTCCAGCGGCCCTGGAGGAAGTGGTGGCTCTGGCGGTGGTGGTGGCGGTACTGGCGGCACAGGTTCTGCTGGCGGTTCAGGTAACGCAGGAGGATATAGTCCTGTAGAAGGATACGCTGGTGGTGCAGGTAACTTGGCTGCAGATACCCCATACATCGCTGGCGGTGGCGGTGGCGGTGCGGGAGGCGTAGGAGAAACTCCAGACCTTAATGGCGGTCAAGGAAACGGTGGAGTTGGTACTTCTGCATACTCAACCTGGCTTGCTGCTACTAACACTGGGGTAAAGGTTTCAGGAGTTTATTACATTGCAGGTGGTGGAGCTGGCGGTCAATTTGGTGCTGGAACTTTCTATAACACAGGTGGTCTTGGCGGCGGTGGAAACGGTGGATACTACAACGCTCCTACCGCAAGTACAGCGGGCGCTACAAATACTGGTTCTGGTGGTGGCGGCGGTGGATACGGCGGAACTTCAAGCGCACACGGTGCTGGCGCAAACGGCGGTTCAGGACTGGTAATCGTTCGCTACCCAATCGTTCAGTAAGGAGACGCCATGCGTGGATATACACAAGGCGGCCGCTTTAACTCTGACTTTGAGACTAATGACATTCTAGCTGGGGTTAACTCCGAGCTTAGAAACCCTGTTGGAACCCACGCTGAGTGGTGGTTCTTTGACTCAGTTAATACGGCTGTAGACCCCATCTATGATGTTGGCGATAACCTCTCTGTGTCTGGCGGCGGCCGTAAGTGGACTGGTCCTTACGCCATTCCTGTAGTCCGCGCCGTTATTGCCCAGGGCTCAGCTAAGACCTCACAAGCTGGTTTCTACAAGGCCGATGAGCTCCACCTTACCCTTAACATTGACGACCTCAATGCCATTGACCCTGGCTTTGAGTCCACCATCCAGAACATTGGCTCCCAAGATAGGAGCAGAGTTGTCTGGAAAGGACAGGTCTACCGCCCATACCTCACTCAGCAACGCGGCATTGTTTCAGAGCGCTATACTTTACTTGCAATTGATTGTATTCAGGTCATGCCAGAAGAAATGGTTAATGACCTTCAATTTGCACAGTACGCCAACTAAGGAGACCCATGGCACTATCTCATGCAACAGTTGCACTTAATAGTTCAACAGCTGTTGACTTAAACGCAAACGCAATAATTACAGACCCAGTAACTGGTGAAAAAAATTACACTTGGCAGTCAGCCACCGTATACGTTGAAAACGTAGACACCGCTGCTACCGTATATCTTGGCGCCTCTGGAGTTACCTCTTCAAACTATGGTATCTCTTTAGTACCAGGGGCTTCTGTTTCAATTGACCTCCTCGGAGGAAATGAAAATGTGTGGGCAATCTCAAGCGGCTCTTCTAACGTAGCGGTATTGTTGGTGACAACAGCATGAGCGTAAAGAAATCATTATCTCCCGCAGCTATTCTTTACTACGGTAACTTTGCTAGAAGTACAAGCCAAGCTAGTGGTGGGACCACCTCAGATAACTTAATTACTTGGGATACAACAAACTTAACTAAAGGAATGGCTCTTGGTTCAGATACTAGCAAGATTGTTTTTGCTGTACCTGGCACCTACAACCTTAACTTTTTAGGTCAGTTTAACTTTACTGGTGGAACAAGTGACTACCACATTACTTGTTGGTTTTCTAAAAACGGTGTTCAGGTTCCGTCTTCTGCTTTTACCTTTACTACAGCTAGTGCTCAGAATTCACAAGTATTAGCAAATATTGAAGCCCCTATTTCAATTGTTGCTGGGGACTATATCCAATTTCACTGGTGGTCTGGTGCATCGGGGATGTCACTAATTGCTACTGCAGCTGGTACAAACCCAACTCGCCCAGCATCTCCATCAGCTAACTTAACCATCTATAACGTCGGATAATGCCATTTAAGTCTAAACAGCAAGAAAAGTGGATGTGGGCGACCCATCCACAGATGGCCCAGCAATGGGAAGAGCACACCCCCAAGGGCAAGAAGTTGCCCAAGAAAGTAGGTAAAAAAGATGGAAGCAAAAAAGGCAGCAAAAAAGCCTAAGCTGGGCTCTGGCAAGCGATTTGAAAAGGTTGAGGCTGAGGCTAAGAAATCTGGCGCTAAGAATCCTGCCGCTGTAGCGGCTGCGGCTGGTATCCTTAAGTACGGCAAAAAGAAGATGACCAAGCTAGCCGTTAAAGGAAAGAAGGATAAATAATGTGCATGTCATGTGGCTGCGGTAAGAAAAAGGGCGAAGCTGGCTACGGCAAGGGCCCAAAGGCTAAGAAGGCAGATGCTAAGAAGTCAGCTATGCCTAAGATGGCCATGAAGAAGATGGGTAAGAAGAAGTAATGTGCAAATCATGCGGATGCGGTTGCTCTAAGCCAAACTGCAAGGGAGCTTGCAAGAAGGCTGACAAAAAGCAAGATGCCAAGGTTATGAAGGGCATGACCCCAAAGCAAAAGGCAGCTTTTGAAAAGGCTGACAAGAAGATGGATAAGAAGAAGCCATCTGCTAAGGAAGACGCCAAGATGGACAAGGCTTTGGCTAAGAAGGTTAAGAAGTCAAAGTAAAAGAGTTAAACGCTTAGGCCCCTAAACTAGGGGCCTTTGCTTTATCCTTATGGTAGTTGCCCGTGCGGGTAACTGAGCTGCACCCCCTGCGAAGTATCTTGCCTCTCCCCCAAGGAGTTTGTCCATGGATAAAAAAGTTGACCGCGCCTCTGATATAGAGTTTGCGCAGGCTATTGCCGACAACTTACCTAAACAGGACAAAGAAATACTTCTTAAAATGGGCGCGGCATACTTAGCGGGAAAAGCTTTTAAAAATGCCCGCAAAAAATAATCTTCCATATTTGACTGTAGCTCAGACCCAAGAGCTTTTAGATGACCTTACCTTTGAGCTTCGCAACCTTGCTCGCGGCTCAAGTTGGCCTGAAAGAATAGTAAATCGCCTCTCTGTAACTAACGACGAGGATGACAATATCTTAATCACCTACCCAGAAGAACTGGCTAACGAGATTGACACCCTAGAGTTTGGCGACCTTAACGCCATCCCAAATGCTGTTTTGCGCCCTTTTGTTACTCGCCTGGACGTCTACCTGAACTCTTCTGTTGGAAACGTAATGGCCGACAACATGCTTATGGGAGGTGCTGAATAATGGGTAACCCATTTATCATCGCGGAAGACTTGGCCCTTAAAACATATCTTTCTGGTATCACCGTAGCTGACGATAAGAACGCCTCGCGGCCAGTTAAGGTATGGTACGGCTTTCCTGATATTGAAATCCGTGCTCAAGACTTCCCATACATCACCATTGACCTTATTGACATTGTTGCCGCGGAATACCGCCAGACATACGGTTACCTTGTAGACACAGATTACAACGGCACCATCGCCCCAACTACAGATTATGTATACGACTTTCCTGTGCCTGTGGCCTACGACCTTATTTACCAGGTAAGTTCCTTCTGCCGCCACCCGCGTCATGACCGAGCAATCATGTACCAGCTGCTCAATAAGTTTCCATCAAAGTACGGGTACCTGACGGTGCCGAACCAGTTAGGGACTGAGTCCTCTAACCGTTCTATGTTCCTTGATGGATTTGTGAAGCGAGACACAGTAGACAGTGAAACTGGAAACCGTCGTCTTCTTCGCAACGCTCTATCCATTCGTATAGTCAGTGAGATGACGCCAGCACAGGCAATCGCTGCTACACAGATTATCCAATCCACCCACATTAATACGACTACTACTAATATTCCTGACGGATTCACACCTCTTTCAACAACTGTCACAACCAATAACTAAGGAGACATAAATGGCATTTGCCCGTCCTGGAGTCTACGTCCAAGAGACGTTGAACCCAATTCAATCTGTTGTTGGGCCAGCCGCTACCTCTATTGCTGCCTTTGTTGGCGCCAATGACCGCGGACCCACAACACCAACTCTAGTAACTTCATGGAGCCAGTACGTAACATTGTTTGGCTCATGGAATACAAACGCAAGCAACAACTTGCCTATCGCTCTGTATTTGTTCTTTGCTAATGGTGGAAGCCAGGCTTATGTCTGCCGCACCGTTGGTACAGGAGCGGCTGCAGCTACCCGCACACTTACTGACAACGCTGTTTCGCCTCAGAACACCCTGATTGTGAACGCGCTAAACGCTGGAACTTGGGGTAATAATGTTAACGTATCTGTAACAGCTTCAACTGTTACTGGATACTTCAACCTTATTGTTTACTACAACGGTTCAACTGACGCCTACATTGTAGAGCGCTGGACCGATATGAGCATGACCTCTACAGATGCCCGTTATGCACCTGCAGTTATCAACGGAAACTCTAACTTCATTTCTGTTGTTGACGCTGGTTCAAGCTCAACTGGTGCTACACGTAACCCATCCGTTCAGCCAAACTCTGCTCTTAGCACAGGTGCAAACGGAAGTGCTGTAACCAGCACCCAGTTAATTGCATCACTTAGCGGATACGACATTGTTCGTCAGTCTCTTATCCTTAACCTTCCAGGCGTAACAGATGCTACAACCATTAACGGCGTAATCTCGTACGCTACTGGAACAACTCGCGCTAATGACGTGTTTGTTGTTGTAGATGGTATTAACGATACAGCTACTAATCAGCTTACCTTAGCAGCAAGCTACACCTCTACTTCATACGCAGCTGTCTACTACCCACAAATCACTATCGCTGACCCAACAGCGCCTGTGGGAGCACCAGCAACTGCTACAAAGACAGTAGGAGCTGGCGGAGCTGTTGTAGGTATCTACGCTGCAACTGACGCTTCTCGTGGAGTGTTTAAGGCACCAGCTGGTTTGCAAACTCGTATTGCAGGCGCAGTCTCTGTTACACCACTCTCAAACAGCGACCTAGACTCACTCAATACAGCATCCGCGCCCGTTAACGCAATCCGTTACATCTCGGGCTCTGGCATTGTTGTTATGGGCGCTCGCACCCTAAAGCCTGGATATGTAGACAAGTACGTACCAGTACGTCGTTCTCTTATCTACTTAGAGAAGTCGCTTTCTGACCTAACTCGTTTTGCTATCTTTGAGCCTAACGATGAACGTCTATGGCGCCAAATCTCGGCAACGGTTAGCTCGTTCCTCACAAGCTTCTGGTCACAAGGTGGCCTTCGTGGAGGAACACCACAAGCCGCATACTTTGTAAAGTGTGATGCTGACAATAACCCACAAACAAGTATTGATAATGGCGAAGTTCACCTTGAAGTTGGAGTTGCATTGCAGCGCCCAGCTGAATTCGTTGTTATCAAAATTGGCCAATATGACGGTGGAACCACCGTTACGGTAGCGTAAGGAGCTAAATAAACAATGGCAACAGATAACACAATTATCCAACGCTTTAACTCATCTCTTGCTACAGACCCGCTACGCTCGTTTCGGTTCTACGCAGAGTTCACCCCAGCAAGTGATGGTGTCTTCAGCACATCATTTACTACTGGTTGGGTAGGCGGCTTCACAAGCATTGATGGCCTGTCAATTACTACACAGGCTATTCAGTACCGTGAAGGCGGATACAACACCACT